TTTTAAATATTGACTTGCTAAATGAGTTTTTACCAATGTCTTACCGCCACCAGTTCCGCCTAAAACAACTGTAAGAGTTTTTGGTGAGATACCACCATTTGTAATTTTATCAAGCATTGACATCTTAAATGGAATCTTAGTTTCTTTCTGGTGATAGAATTCCCATCTATCTTTTCCATCTTCCAAATAATTATGTCCGATACTTTTATCTAATGAAACTGCTAATGCTTCTGTAAGAATTTCTGGAATGACATCTTTCGTAGATTTCTTATCTTTACCTTCCAAGATAGAAATACTTTGCACGATACCATTATATACTGCTTGGTCTTTTGCCCACTTTTCTGTTTCTTGTGTTAACCATTTTTCATCATCAGTTTTCTTTTCTAACTTATCAAGAATTTTATTACAATTATTAAACTGTAATTCATTCAAGTCATCCCGATTATTTAACTTAACTGATATTGTTTCCTTTGTTGGAGCTTTATTAAACTCCGAAATATGTTTTTGTATTTCTATAAAGATTTGCTTTTCAGAAATATCTTTAAAATAATCAGGTTGTAAAAAGACACCAACAATACTAGCATAAGTTTCATTATATATTAGATTCTCTAGAATCAATGTTTCAGTTCGCATCTTATCCTTTCTTTAAAGCGTTCATCACTATTGTCTTTGCTTTTCCCCTATCTACCTCTAAGAATGGTTTATATTTCTTTGCAAGATGACTATGATCCTTCCAAATAGGATCATCTAATTTCCTATCAACATATTTTACATAATCTAAAATCATGTCAAAAACACAAAATGTTTCAAGTGAAATTGTTTTAGATAAGCACATCTTTAAAATTACTGGATGATTAATCCCATCAACTTTAAATATATAATTAAAGTCAACATCATACTTATCCATATATTTGTTAATCGGATTTACATCTTGCTCCAAATGAAAATAAAAATTATTCATTCTAGAAATATAATCCTCATAAACATCACTATCAAAATGTGATGGGTACATTAGATTATTAGTAAACTGCGAAAGATAGAAAAAAATTAAAGACTCTTTATTTTTAAACCTATTGCCTATATCTTTAAATACTTTCCTTTGCATGGAAAAATTACCATGATACTCATGCTTACGGAAACTTTTTTCCATAGCATCTATTCCGCTAAAATTTAATTTACCATTGTATTTAAAATAATCATAGTTGCGTGCTTCGTGTCTAAAATGTGCATACAAACCCTGATAGGTGTACCACGCTTCATATGTTTTTTGTATATCACTATCACGCATCTGCATCATTTTGTAAGTACTGTCCTTAAATAATCAATTAAATGATTTGTTTCTGTTACTGCAAGTTCATCAACATTATTATAGGATAACAAATAAACTCCCCCCATAATAATTACGCCAATTAACATCCATAAAACTCTTAAACATACTCTATGACTCATCCAACTCATTTTCAGAATCTCCTTTTTTACTGCCATAATTAAACTCTTGAAATACAGCATCTTCAAGTTGTTTCATTATGTCATCAGTAAAGTATTTTTCTGGATTCTTGATAATTGCTTTTTCAAAAACTTTCGTTCCATCTGGCATTTCAAATCTTGTGGAAACCTTTTTGAATATTTCGTATTTCTCTGCAATCTCAACCAACCCAAAATATTTATCCAAACCAGTTTGGTAGTCAAGCATTGTTTCGATAACTGATTCTTCTTTTGTAAATCGCCCCTTGACTAATTTACATTTAATTATATTACCCATCACTTCAGTACCTTCTTTGACTTTACGTTTCCCCAAAGTAACAATAACTGAAGCTGCATATTTAATTCCACCACCACCAGAGATTTCTTTTGATGGAAACATACTCCCGACTTTATCGTAAGTATGATTAGTAATAATCAATGGAATATTTTTTGCGGATAACTTTATTGCAAGAGTTCTAAATGTTCCTCGAACAACTGGTGCTCGTGTCATATCTCTTTTATCAGAACCACTTGTAGAATCTTCCATCTCTTTCTTTGTAGATAGATTTCCTAATGAATCCAAGAATATCATACACTTTTGATCCTTTGGCATACCATCTATAACCTTGATACATTGTGTTCTGAATTCTTCTACTGTTGCAACTGGAAAGATTGCAAACCTATCAGGGTCTATATTTCTCTCCTTAATCATATCAGATGTCAATGCACCTTCACTCTCAAAATATAATATCATACCATCTTTATTAGTATCTAAGAAATTCTTAGCGATTGACAATGCAAAGAATGTTTTACCTACTGACTCCGATCCTGCTAAACAGGTGATCTTGTTTGATGGTACACCACCATATAAAGAACCACTCAACAAAGCGTTCAACGAATAGCTTCCAGTATCCAAAAAAGTAGAGCAATCACCAAGAATCCCAGCGGATACAACTGACGCCATATCATTTGAACTCTCCTTTATTAAATGTTTTACTAAACTATTTACACCACCCAGCTTAACTGAGGTATTTGTCGCCATACTATAACTCCTTTCACCCAAAAAATGATTCTAATGTACTAATATTTTCAGACTTCCAACCAATAACATCAAGTATATTTTTTATAGGTTGAAGGAATGATTTATCAAATTGTAAATCATAATCTATATATTTCTCCAAACCGAACTCACTAGGTAAGACTGTTGAAATTGCAATAACATTCTCACCAAGTAAATTCGGTTCTTTGAGATATGCAAATTTTATTTTCTCCCCATCTCTAATAAGTTGATATTTTCTTGTTAAGTTTTTTTCTTTCAGATAATAATTATACAACAAAGTACCTCTTACATGAATCGGTGTTGCTTTAATGTAAATATCTTTTGAGGATTTATATTTACTAAGACCTTTCACCGATCTAGGAAACGCAATATCTTTAAAAGATAATGTCTTAAAGATATTCCTGTATTCCTCTATAGTTTTTATAACTGTTTGTTCATCCGTATTGATTATTGTCTTTATCAACGATTCAATATTCTCCCGACACCATTGAGGGGTAGAACTTCTGACACTTTCAATACCCATAATTTTCAACTTCGGTTCTTTGTACCTCACACCTTCTGAATCATAAACATTCAGAATATATCTTTTCTTAGCAGTCCAAATACCTTTGTCTGCAATCGACTCACGTTTCATCACCATCTTTTGTTCATACGAATTTATATACGCATGAAGGTTTTGATACATTTCATTAATAAACGGTTCAATTTTATCCTTGCATACTTTGTCCAAGAAGGATATAATTTTTTCAGTTTCAAGTCCTTCTCTGCACACCATATCAACCAATGCATCAAAAGTGATATATATCGAGTCCGTATCTGATGCGATAACATAATCCTTGTCCTCTGTTTTAAGTAAACCGTTGATGAATTTATTTATACATCTTTCAATCCATCTAATTGACAGTTGACCAGACATTGTTATTGCTTCTGCTTGTTCTAGGGAATAATAAAGAAAATATTGATTAGCTAAAGCACCATACGCACTATTAAGAAGAATCTTCTTGGCCATTTGGTGATTATTATAATTTGATATATTATTAATTACTTCCTGTCTATTAGTATAGTTCCCATCCTCTAATCTTTGTTGTTCTTCCAACAATTTTCTTTTATAGATAACACGATCATCATACATAGATTTCATTAATTGCGGAAGAAACCCCTGTTTATCTTTTGTGAAATGAACACCATTAGGAGTCAATGTTAAATTCTTAGATTTTAAATACCCTGTATCTAATTTCTTATCTAACAACCCATCCACCCCAATATTTTTAGAATCTGCACATACAACATCCTCATATAAAGTTTCTGGACTTATGTTGTATTGTTGAATCAAATGTGGATATAGAGAATTCAAATCGAAACTTACAACCCACTTATGCAATCCAATATGAGGGTCTTTAACATAACCCCCTTCGATAATCCTATCTTCAACATATGATTTCTTTTTCGGAATTGCAATCTTTTGTTTCTTGAGAAAATTGTAAATAACAGCTTCCCATGTCTTAATCGGTGAGAATACATCCTCAAAGTTAATCTTGGATTCGTATGCAATAGTTATAATCAAACTCAATAATTTCATCTTATCATCAAGTTTCTTTACAATCTCAACATCCTTTATATTATATTCTATAAATTTCTGATAATCAGTTTTGTATAAATCATAACCTTGTAGTTGTTCATCCGTAACCTTACCCATTCCCAATTCAACTTGACCAATATAATCCAAACGATATGATTCTCTTACTTTATAACTATTTCTTTTATACAAATCCAAATAATCAAGAGTCGATACACCGATAATCTGATACCACATATTATCATATCCTGCTACGATTGTATTCTTA